GTCCACCACCACGATGCTCATGCGTGGTGCGGCTATGCACAATCGCCCTTTGATAAATGTGCAGTCATATCTTGGGACGGTAAAGGTGATGACACCTCGTTTCGAACATGTGAGTTTAGCAAGTGGCATCAAAGACACGCGAGTAACCAATTCCATCAACACGCACAAGTGTATACTCGTGCTGGTCATCTCTGCAAGATATTTAAAGACACAGACACTCTAAGCATCGCTGGTAAGTTGATGGGACTGAGCGCCTATGGAGAAATGGATCAAGACTACTATGATTACTTCAGATGGCGTATGCGGTCAGGCTATGGTTATCATAAAACCAACGCATTGGATGCGGGGATTGATCTTGCATTCAATGAAGATTTTGCGTACAAAGTAGAATCGGTATACGAACATCGCAAAGCCTTTAATCTAGCATACACCGCACAAAAAGCCCTAGAAGATGATATTGTTGAGTGGATCGATAAACACTATATTCATACTATTCGCAACTACAACAACAACTTGATTCTTACGGGCGGCACTGCACTGAACGTTCTGGCTAATGAAAGAATTAAGCGAGCGTTTCCTGACATCAACGTCTATGTTCCACCTAACTGTGGCGACAGTGGTCAAAGTTTTGGTGCTATGATGTGGCATCTGACCGAAGAAGAAATCTTTCAAGAGAAAGTTCGATGCGAGTTTATGGGTCCTACTCTGTGGGACTACAAGCAAATTCCTTTGTACATTAAGAAGAGAGGTGCCACACAGATCACTGTATCTGACATTGCACAATTGCTCAGAGAGCAAAAGATTATTGGCATCTGTCAGGGCAACATGGAGTGTGGACCTCGTGCATTAGGCAATCGTTCTATTCTATGTGATGCGTCGAATCTACACGCAAAAGATATTCTGAATGCGAAGGTCAAGTTTAGAGAATGGTTCAGACCATTCGCTCCTGTCTGCAAGAAAGAAGACGCACACAAATATTTCTATTCACCTACTTTCGATAATATGGAAATGATGCAGTTTATTGCAGATGTGAAGCCAGAATATCGAAAAGAATTTCCTGCAATTACACACATTGATAATACAGCCAGACTACAAGTAGTCACGCCTGAATTCAACGAACCACTATATAATATCTTAGATGCGTTCGATGGAGTTTTGATTAATACGTCATTCAATGTTCAAGGTAAGCCTATACTAAATAGTATGAAAGAGGCAATGAACGTACTTGACAATACAGGACTCGATCACGTGGTTGTTGAATATGAAGGTGACTACTGGCTGTTTTAATGTGGTATTATAGAAATCTAGAATACAATCCAAGTGAAGATGACCTGCAAGAATATGTGGGCTTTGTCTATCGAATCACTGAACGTGATACCGATAAGAAGTATATCGGTAAAAAGTTTTTCTGGGCAACAAGAAAGTTGCCACCTCTGAAAGGTCAGAAACGAAAGCGTACTAAACGTACGATTTCAGACTGGCAAAATTACTTCGGCAGTTCCGAAGAACTCAAGCAACTTGTAGAAAAGAAAGGTCACGATGCTTACCACCGAGAAATACTTCGGCTGTGTAAGACTAAGGGCGAATGTTCTTACTACGAAGCCAAGCTACAGTTCGAAAACGATGTATTGCTTCGTGACGATTATTACAATGAGTTTATAGGTTGTAAAATTCACTCAAAACACTTGAAGAGAGACGATGGGCAATATAGCGGCGGCACACTGGGGTCATGATTCCGCAATCTGTTTTTATAAAGCCGACACTCAAACATTTCACACAGTTGAAATGGAAAAGCTGTCAGGCATAAAGCATTTTCGTGGTCACGGTAGACACGATCAAACAGTTTACTGGCTAAAAAAAGTTTTAAAGGTTGTTGAAGAAGAGTTTGGTATCGAAAATGATTTCGATACATTTATCATAGGCTCTGATTGGCAATATCTCGATGCTGATATCTGGGCAGAAAATGATCAGATTAATTCTGGACTAAAGATTCATCCCAAACACGTTAAAGAAGTCTTTAATGTAAAGGAATTTAAAGTTGCTTATAGACATCATGCAGGACACGCATGGTGCGGAATAGCACAGTCACAGTGGGCTAATGAAAAGTGCGCCGTGTTTACGCACGATGCTGGTGGTGATGATGGTCACACCTTTCTTTGGAAATACTCGCCTACCAATAATATATTAGTATCAAAACAAACCCCGCAGTGGCAGACAACTGAACATAGAACATTTTTCGGTCGATACTATACAGCCTCTTCGTGTCACGGTGTACATGCGATTGCCTCTAAGACAGAGCAGTCTTTAGATATTGCAGGTAAAGTAATGGGGGCTGCGGCTTATGGTGATAGAAGGTCTCCATGGTACATCGTTGGTCAAAGACTTTACAAAGAGGATCCTGAGACCATCGAATGGATCAACCCAATGGGAAGATTCTTCAAGAGTTGGTATGTAATGTCCCGAGAAGAATTAGAGAAAATGGGAATTCGTGGCTACAAGAGTGGAAAAGAATATCTCAATAAAGTCTTTGCAGAATCGCCCGAGCATTTTAATCCATATGAATCGTGGACATCACCGATCGGCTTGACATGGGAAGAGCAGACTGACGTTGCACTAGGAATTCAAACACAGCACGAAAGAGAAGTTCTGAACTTTCTCAAAAAGAATCGTGAATTTATTCGGCAGTGCGATGACAAACTGATTGTGTCTGGTGGCTGTGCACTGAATGTTTTAGTAAACAAGAGGATACAAGAAGAGCTAGGACTTCAAGTCTTTGTACCTCCGAACGTTCATGATTGCGGTCTGCCGTTTGGATTTCTTGTCCAGCATCTTACAGAAATTGGCATCGATGCGTGGAAAGGAGTAGATATTACATACTCTGGATCAAGGCTTCATGACAGGCACGAACTCGACACATACAAAGAAAAATATCACCATGAAGAGATTACTATTTCAGACTTGGCAAAAATTCTAAAGAACGATGACATTATTGGCTTCATACAAGGTGGTGGTGAAGTAGGCGCTAGGGCTTTAGGAAATCGCTCTATCATCTGTGATCCAAAAGGTCATGACAAGAAAGACAAAGTGAATATCGTAAAGAAACGAGAGCCGTATCGCCCGTTTGCTCCTATGTGTCGCAGAGAAGATGCTCAAAAATATTTTGAGGCTAGTGACTACGATAACTTAGCCTACATGAATTTTGCTGTGATGACTCGACCAGAATATACAGAACAACTAGCGGCTGTAACTCATGCAGACGGAACAGCCCGATTGCAAACGGTGACACGAGAGCAGAACAAGTTCATACATGATCTGTTGACAGAATTTGATGGTGTTTTATTAAACACATCTTTCAATGTTCAAGGCAAGCCAATACTAAATACATTAGAAGAAGCATTTACTGTGCTAGACAGGACAGCCTTAGACGGTGTGGCATACTTAGATGATGATGAAAAACTATGGCTGTTCACGTCTAAAAAAACATAAATAACTTAATAACTCAATCGATGTGGTAACTCATGCTCAAGTTTTCTAATTTCATTCAACAACTCGACGAAGGCGTCAACGATCCCGCAATCTTCAAAGCTATCTTTCTCGCGGGTGGTCCTGGCTCTGGTAAGTCATTTATCGTAGGCAAGACTGGTCTGACTTCTATGGGATACAGAGTTGTAAACTCTGACGATGCATTCGAAGCCGCAATGAAGAAGGCTGGCATGGAGATGAGTCCTGACAATATCTTTTCTGTCAAGGGTCAAGAGCTTCGTGGTAAAGCAAAGCGTCTCACATCAACAAGACAGGCTGGTTATATCAAGGGGCGTCTTGGTCTCGTGATTGACGGCACTGGTAAAGATCCAGATAAGATCGCCACGCAAGCACAGAAACTCAAAGCACTTGGCTACGACACCGCAATGATCTTTGTCAACACTGACATGGACACAGCACTTGAGCGTAATCGTCAACGTGAACGATCACTGCCAGACAAAGAAGTAGAAGAGTATTGGAAAGCTGTCCAACGCAATGTGGGCAAGTTTCAGCGTATGTTCGGTAAGCCAAACTTTCTTGTAGTAGATAACTCAAAAGGTAAGAACTACGAGAAAGAAACGCTACGTGCTTATCGTGACGCTACTAAATTCACTCAGAAGCCTGTGGAGAATGCCAAGGCGAAGAAGTGGATTGAAGACGAAAAAGCGAAAGCAAGAAGAACTTGACAAAACCGATTTAAACGTGTACAATAAATCTGTGCGCGTCCGGGTAAGAATATACTATATAAGGTGAATTATTATGGCAGTTTCTACCAAGAGAATGGAAGTATTTGAGATACTTGAAAGATTCGAAAAAGCTAAGAACAAGCAAGAGCGAGTAAAAGTATTGAAAGAAAATGAAATCATGCCTCTACTGGATGTATTAAGAGGCACATTCGATGAAGCTATTCAATGGAATCTTCCTGGTGGTACGCCTCCGTACACTCCTAGCTCTGAAGAGTCACCTCCGTCGTCTCTACTCAGACAGCATCTTCATTTTAAATATTTCGTAAAAGGTTTGCGCGACAGTAGCAAGCTTAACCCTATTCGTCGCGAGCGTATGTTTATTGACATGCTCGAGGCGGTACACCCACGAGACGCAGAAATTCTCGTCTCAATGATCAACAAAAAAAGCCCCGTGAAAGGATTAACTAAAACTGTAGTCAAGGAGGCATTTCCAGAGTTAATCTCAGCATGATTATGATCCAAGTAAACTAAAAAAAGGAACATTGCCTATGGTAGAATCCAATCAAATTGAACGCTTGAGGAAAGACTCAAGAGAACTTGGACATTACATTCATAAATTGCAAAAAAGAGGTAAGACAGATATTGCCTACAAGATGGCTAAAAAACAATCGTTTTTAGAAGCCGCAATATCACAAGTCGAAACTCGCTTAAGGGGGTGATCCTTATCTAAGGTGAGCCTCGGCAACGGGGCTCATCACTTTAGATTGGACTACTAGGAAAAAAATATGCCGCTGTACACAATGAAGAACACAACCACCGGAGAAGTTAAAGACATGATGATGTCTATCTCTGCGATGGAAGAACTAAGAGCAACTGGTGAATGGACACAGATCATCGGTGCGCCCAATCTTGTTACGCATACAGGTAACATGATCAACAAAACGTCTGACGATTGGAAAAGTCATCTGAAGAATATCAAAAAAGCCTCAGGTAATCGTGTCGAAAATTCGATAAAAGTATGATGACAAATAAACAGCGGAACGAGTCGATGCACATTCGAATCGACGATCTCATTACAATTGATCCTATCACTGAACGCCAAAGAGACGCCTTCGACGCATGGAGAGATGGCGATAACATGGCTTTAGTTGGCACAGCAGGAACGGGCAAAACGTTTCTTGCTTTGTATCTCGCACTAGAAGAAGTGATGGAGAAAAGTTCGCCTTACGAAACCGTAAAAATTATTCGTTCAGTCGTACCCACACGAGATGTTGGCTATCTGCCTGGTACGATTGAAGAAAAACTCAACGCATACACAGGACCTTATCGAGCAATCGCATCTGAATTGTTCGATGGAGATCCTGGCGCGTACGATAAGCTTGTACACAACAAGTATATAAGTTTTGAATCAACGTCATACATTCGTGGTGTGACGTTCGATAACTCTATTGTGATTGTGGATGAAATGCAGAACTTAAATTTTCATGAATTAGATTCTGTTATGACAAGGATTGGTCATTGTTCTAAAATCATTTTCTGTGGTGATTACTACCAGTCCGACTTTAGGTCTGAAAACGATAAGAGAGGTATAAATACTTTTCTACAAATAGTTGAGCAACTGAAGCACTTTTCTGTGATCAGTTTCAACTGGGAAGACATAGTAAGAAGTGGTCTCGTAAGGGACTACATCATGACAAAGGAGTGGATGGAAATCCGATGAACAGAGAAGCAGTTTACGAACAATTAAAAATAGACGAAGGAGTCGAGTATGTCATATACAACGATCACCTCGGTTACCCCACGTTTGGAGTTGGTCACCTTATCCTCGAAAGTGACCCAGAATTCGGAGAGCCAGTCGGTACTGGAGTTACGGAAGAACGAGTTAAGGAGTGTTTCGATCACGACCTCGACCTCGCCATCGGAGAGTGTCAGCACTTATACGGCGAGGGGGGATTTGGAGACCTACCAGACGAGGTCCAACAAATCTTGGTTAATATGATGTTTAACATGGGTCGTACTCGACTTAGTAAATTTAAGAATTTCAACGCCGCTATTGCAGAAGGCGATTGGAAACGCGCCGCCGTTGAAGGGCGTGACAGTCTGTGGTATCGTCAAGTCACTAATCGTGCGGAAAGATTAATGGAGCGAATGGAGAACGTTTGATCATGGCTAAATACAGCCGATTTGATTCCCGAAACAAGAAGCGTAACAATCATAAAAATCGTTACTTAGATAGAACCCATGCTAAAGGCAAGAAGCGTCAACTCAAAGACGATTATACTGCCGAGCAGTGGTCAGAAAAATACTCAATGGAGAAAGCAATTTCGATTGACTTATATTAGATGAATTTTGAACTGTATCATGATCCTATAAGAAAACATCCCTATCTCTTCACCTACGACACAGAAGTCGATTGGAGAGGCACTCCTGGAGTTGGGGACATACTCTTTGGGTTGAATGCAGTTCACATGATGGTTCATCTAATACGAAAGCGCCGCCCGCTTGAGCAGATGACGATGAATGTTTTTTGGGAACATTCTGAAGATCACTTACATCACTTCGAAGATCCTGAAACAATCATCGAGCGAGCCGAGTATCTTCATAATTTTTATTATGACAAAGACGCAGTGAAGATGAATCATATTTTCAACTCCACTGACTACGAGATCACCAAACTGCGGCACAGAGGATTTCAACGACAACGAAGTCCTCTTGCTGTACTCGATGGTCTCCCTTCATGGATATTTCGCAAAGATGTTTGGGCTGATCCTGTAGAAAATAAAGTGTGCTTTTGGCGACCTTTGTTCAACGCAGAGACTCCTCGAGGCTGGAAGCGCACATTTTTTCCTGAAGACTGGGAACGTATCATTGAACTCTTAGAGATGAAGGGATTCAATATGGTCGAGTTGACCTATCGTACGCCAGTTCGCGAAGCAATGTACCACATTCGACATTGTAGATTCTGTATATTCTATGATGGCATGTGGCAGTACATTGCAAGAAATCTTTGCAAGCCTGTCATCTCGCTAGGCGATAGCGGGATTCTAGAAGTTCATAATCCGCAAGGTGTACACTTCACAAAGCCGGGATTACCGGATAACGATTTCTATAAGTATCTCGATAAGATGCCACAAATTCTGAGTCATATGGACCAGAGAGCGAATCGCTATAAGAACAAAATATTAGGTGAGTTAAATGTCAACGATTAATATTGATAGAGCAGTGATTGAAGTACAGGGCGCATGTAACTTTGATTGCTCGATGTGTCCTCAAGACAAGCGTGAAGGTGGTCGTCATCCGGGCTTTCTTACCAAGATGTCTTTGCTTGAGTTTGAGACGTATGTGTCAGACTGCAAGAAGCATGGACTACGTGTTGTTAACTTAGATGGTTCGGGCGAAGCAACTATCAATCGCAATTTGCCCGAGTACATCAAGATTGTTAAGAAGTATGACGCACAAGCAGTGATCTTTTCAAACGGATTTAAAATGCACGGTCAATTTATGCGTGACTGTGTAGATGCAGGTCTTGACTTCTTTCGTTTCTCGTTTATTGGATCTACGCCCGAAGACTACGATAAGTGGATGTACAACACGCGCGGCAGTAACTATCATCTGATTAAGAAGAACATCAAAGAGATGATCGACTACGTAAAAACGTCTGGCTCAAGTTGCGTTGTTGAAACGTACCATCTGATTACAGATAATGCGAATATTGAAGCTGAACTAGAGAACTACAAAAAACTTGTCGAAGAACTAGGTTGTAAAACAGAAATCTGGAAAATGCATAACTGGTCTGGTGCATGGGACATCGGAGACAATGCAAGAAAAGGAAAGGTAAAGACTTGTGGAAGACCATTTAGTCCTGATGTGGTTATACGTGCTGGCGGTCTTGACGGTAAACGGGGGGCTGTACATCCTTGTTGTCAAGTTCTGGGACGGGACGAAGAAGCAGTTCTCGGACACTGTTCAGAAAACACAATCGAAGAAGTCATCCGAGGACCGGAGTACTCGGCTTTAAGACAGTCTCATCGCACTGGTGACTATCCAGACTACTGTAAGAATTGTGATTTTCTTCTTGACGATCCTGAAGTATTAGTGTATACTAACAATGATCGAGACTTACATAAAATGATTGGAACAGAGTTTAACTTAGATGACTACCGATAAGCCAGAAGTATGGATGATTGCAATCACAGGCAATCCCATATCAGAGTACTATAAAGAGCATTGTACTCCCAGTTGGACGAAACACGGCTTCAAGGTCAATCATTTCGAAGCGAAGACACCGAAAGACCTTGAGACGGACGAATGTAACTTTCTTCCATTCACGATGAAGCACAGTTATTCACGCGGCGTAGATGTTGAGTTTACTCAAACAGAGAAAGCTGTTTGGTACAGTCACTATCATGCGTGGAAAAAATGTTGGGACGAACAGACGCCTTTCATTGTTGCGGAACATGATGCATGGCTAAAAAAAGACATCGATCCTAAATTTTATTTGACAAACATCACGTGCTTCTGTCATGACGAACGCATCAATAAAGAAGGAAAACTTTACGGTCGTGCTAAACTTGCGGGCGGTGCATATTATCTGACACCTAATGCCGCAAGAGAACTAATGAGAATTCGGCACCATAAAAAAGTTATATACAACTCAGATGCTTGGATACATAGAACGTGTGATAAGTTTGGCAGATGGAATGAAACCGCATGTATGCAATTCAAGAATGACGAAGTTGGCGTAACAATCGAACACAATCATCCGGGTAGACCCTTTAAGACATGAAAAGACTCATATATCAAGTTTGCTTAGGCAA